ATGTAGATATGGACGAAGGGACAGCCACTTTACGAGACACTGCCAGAATGCCATTGCCCATTAACCAGCAAGCCGTCCAGGAGACCGTTCGCTTCGCTAAGAAGGAATTCATCAAAAGTTACATCCACCGCCATCAAAAGTGGCCGCCTATCGAATGGGCGTGTTCCGTCGAGAACGTCCCTGGTGGCATACTGTATGCCCAAGTGACGAATAGTGACCCGGATAGTGCTAAGGTTAGAGAGAGAAAAGGCGAGGTTTTATTGACCCATTACGATTATGTTGAGCTCCAGCCCATCTTAGAGTTTGACTTCATCAATAACATCATTCCCGAGCTTAAAGACAAGACAGTGAGCGTGTTGAGATCTAAGGTCATCGAATGGCATCTCAGCCAGCCTCCTATCGGCGACGCCCCTCGATGGCAGGAGACACGCCTACTCCTAGTCTATCTCCTCGCACCTGACTTGATCATGAACCATGAGACCTATATCAAGAAATATACAGCCGCCGAACATCTTTCCCTGCTGCACAACTACCTAGTGATTCGCATAGTCCCCAAAGAGAAAGAGCTCAAGGTCGCGTATCGGGGTTTTGGCTGTAAAACGTATGAAGACCGAATGCGTGGGGTTGTTCAGGAGAAGAATGTTATGCGATACCTAGACATGTATAGTGATGAGCAAGCGATGACTCTCTCGGAGCTCGACCTCACAAAGAAGCTTTGCTCTTTCCGATATATCACCAATGCCTACCCTGATCATGCAGCTCTGTATGTATGCGTCGATGCGTCCAAATGGAACAACAGATTCAGAGACGACCTCGTTCGGCCGGTCACCAGTGCGACTCTGGATAAACTCTTCAACTACCCTATCTTCAGTAAAACACATGAGGCCTTTCAGAACACTCTCTTCTATGTCCCGGACGAGGAAGGGGTCTCACATTGGGAAGGGCAAGAAGGGGGAATTGAGGGATTGAATCAGGATACCTGGGTTGTGTGTTATATAGCGATGATCAAGGCCACGCTTCACGACGAGAACCTGAAGTGTCATTTCCTCTGCAAGGGCGACGATCTCAGAATAGTCTTCCTGATTCCTAAGAACCTTCTCCGAGATCCTCTGTTGACCGACG